ATGAGTAAGGGGGTATGTCGTTAATCCGACCCCCCTCTAGTCTTTCTCACCACTTTGCGGTACAAATCTAATGGATCAATCTCAATCAATCGATCAATAACTCTTTCAATCTCTTCTTCTTCCTCATTTGGAGTCATATCATCGGTTACTTCAGCAAGTCTTGCAAGTTTATTACAAGTGTAATAACCTTTTTCAATGTCAAAGTCAAACCATTTGTCAAATTCATCAAAAGGATCAAAAGGATTGTCAATTGTTGTAATGTTAACTTGTTGACTTAGCATTTCATTTTCCTCCTTTCAAATACTTTGAAACTGTTGAAGAAGAAAGATTCATCTTTTCTGCAATTTCTTTAATTGTAAAGTTTGAGATGGCAAGTGCTTTCATTCTTGCAACTTGTGCATTTGTTGGCGATTTACCAGTTTTTGGCATTGCTCTTTCTCTTAAAATGTCTGGATCTGAATTATCTAAGATAATCTTTAATCTATTATCAGAGATAGCTCCAGCTTGTATAGCTTCCCATTCTTTATCTGTTATCTTAATAGATCGAGCACTTCTTTTAATAGAACCAACTTCTTCTCTATACTTAGTGATAGCTCTTTGTGATACTTTTCTTAGGTCTTCACCTTTTAATGAAGGATCAGCTTCCTGTTTTCTCTTTATTTCAGCAGCGGCTAGTCTAGTAGCTAATCTTTCTTTAGGTTTATTCTTTTTAACTTCATTTAGTTTAGCTTCTAAAGATGATACTTCTTTGGCATATATTTGAGCAGCAGTCCTACTATATTCTAGATTACCGGTTCTAATCAGTTCCATACGGGCTCTATTTGCCAAAGCCTTCATACTATTTGCATAGTTAGCATATAGTCTTTCCATAGGATGATGGCGGACTGATTCCAGATCACGGGCATCTATCACCTCGTTCATCTCGGTACTCTTATCGGTACGATAATTCTTCTTATATCTAATTGTTCCACTCTTATTAGTAAAGTAAACTTCACCTGTTTTAGAATCCTTCTTCATAATAGGATTATATTGGTCATTGTCAGCCCTATTGCTTACATTCCATGTAATTTTCTTACCTGACTCTGTAATAAGGGTCTTCTTACCGGTCTTCTTATCATAGCTACCTACTGCATAATATAGCTCACTATCTGGTGCATTAAAGTATATCTTTGTCCCTTCTGGTTTACTAGGATCATACCATGATTTACCTTTTTGGTTTATCCTAGCTTCGCCTCTTCTTTTAGGAACATCCTTTTCTCTTTTAGCTCGAGACACAATTGTTGATGCACCGCCATAACCTATAATATTACCATCTTTATCTTTCTTAATTTGATATGCCTTTTTAAGAGCAGCAATATTATTATCTCTATATGATTGTTGATAATCTAATTTATGTTTTTCAGCATCAATAACTACCATCGAATGCCTAACAGCTCTAGCTAGTTCATCCTCTGTTGCACCAAATAAAGTCATATCAGTAATAAGATTAGATATCTTACCCATTTCTAAATTAGTTCTAGTCATTACTTTAAATTCTTTACCATATCTATAATAATGTTTATTACCTTTACTATCAGTTTTTACATCATCATATTGGTATTGTTTTGAATCAAATCCTTTAAGGCCTTTTAATTCATTTGATCTTAATACTTTAACTCTACCTCTTCTATCATCAGTAGGAATACACATAACAGTATCACCATCGAAGTCTGCACCAGATAATCTATCAGCTACCTTTTTACTAATACCTATAGCATCAATAGCATCTGTTGGTAATATTTTTCTAGCTTTAGGATTTTTATTATCTACAGTTAAGACTGGTATTTCAAATATACCACCATGTGGGTATCTTATTAAAGCTAACTTAGTACCATTTTTATATCTTGGAGCATATACTTTATCTTCACCCATTGCATTAATAGGTATAATAACATGATACTTTTGACCTGGTAATGCTGCCGCTTTTAAATCATTAGCAGCACCATCACATTCATCTGCAAATTTCTGAAGATAATATTTCTTTATAGTAGGATTATTTAATGACATTATTTCCATAAAAGAAGCTTCTTTATTTACCTTAGCTAAATTTAATTGTTTAGCTGCCATATTTTTTGATTGTTTAGATAAAAATTGTGAAGGTAAACCATCTTTCCATTCAGTCCAATCACCTTCACTAGCTCTTTTATTTATTAATCCTAATCTTTTTTTACCATTCTTATCAGTATACCAATATTGTCCACCAATATCAGCATCTTTAATAGCTGAACCAAATGGGTTATCAGGATCATTCTTTATTTCTTTTAAAACATCTAATTTTTTAGGACACTTCTCTCTAGTTTTATTAGTATTAAACACTAGATCATATCCATCAGGTATATCATCTGAATAAATAGCCATACCTTTTATATAATGAGTCTTATCAACTAATATTCTTATTTGAGAATATCGATCACCTTTTAAATCTAAATCTGGTACTCCTCTACGAAGTTCAATAACACCATCTTTATCGATACCTTTTATTCCATCTTTACCTACATCATCAGCATAGCGAACTAACATTCTTCTTGAGTCCATACTTGTTGGATATGTAAATTTCTTTTCAAATGTTTGTCCACCATCTTTAGTAACATAATCTTTGATAGATTGAATCTTATCATATTTATATACTTCAGGCGGTGTTTTACCATTTTTTCCAACTATTTCCGGAGTTGTTAATACTTTAAGACGAGTCTTTTGATTTGGGTTAGTAGGTTGAGGAACATTAGCACCATAAACATGATAACCCTGTTTCTCTAGAATATATAATGCAGTGTTTAATTTCTCTCTCGATATACCGTTTAATACATCTACTTCTGCATCGCCACCGACATCAATCATTTTCTTTTTATCAACTTGTTCTTTTAAAAATTTAGCTGCATTTTGAGCTTGATATATTTTAGAATTCTCATCAACAGCTAACCAGCCTCTTACTGTTGATTCTCGTACTCCCATTCTTCTTGCTATTTCAGTTGGACCATGTTTGCTTTTTTTTAATCTCTGAGCTTGACTAACTAAATCTTGTTGTACTGCATTAAGAGCTATAGTTTTTAAAGTTCTATATTCAGTACTATTTATTCCAAACTCTTTTTCGATATTAGATGGTGTTTCTTTCCAACCACTCTTTCTTAATTTTTCTATTCTTTCTAAAAATGTAGTTGGTGTTCCTTGATCAGGGTCTTCACCTGAACCCCATGGAAAACGACCAGAATGTGGTACCATACCAACGTGCGGTGTACCATAATGCTCAATGAACTCTTCATTACTCATTTTTCCTGAACCATAATATGATTTCATCTCTTCCACTAATGGATTCATGGTTAAACCCCCCTTTCAATTTTTTCTAACATTTTATTTACATGTACAATTTTATCCATAATTGGTAATATATCTTCTGCTGTTGGTTCATGAACTAATATTTCATCATTCTGATAAATTCTCAGCTCCATATGAATATCACCAGGTTTTACTTTGTACTCTAAACAAAATAATGCAGCATATATTTCTAGCTGCTCCATATGTACAGGTCTTTTGCCTGTTTTTAAATCATGGATTCTCAAAAAGTTATTTCTGAAACTAATAGCATCTGCTGTTCCAAAAAATCTTTCTGAATAAAACAATATCACTTCAGTGCTCATGTTAAACCCTATTGCATCATTCACATAAGAATAGATAGTTTTTTTAGAGCGTGATTGTTTTATACCAAGATCAATTGTTTGTTTAGCCCATTCATGTAATCTAGTTCCCATTTCTGCAGCTTGTAAATTATTATACACTTCTACAATTTTTTCGTCACTGTATCTTAACCAGCTAGACTTACTAGCACCAAATGGAGCGTGCAAACCTTCTAAGTTAGTATGATTGTTAAAAAACATTTTTTGTAACCTCCTTGGTTTATTCTCTTAAAAAAAATTTTGTAAATCGCTTAGAACTTCATCTTTATTCTCAGGATATATAAATCTTGAGAAAGACATCTTGTTCATTTTATCCACATAGTAATCTTGATTGGGTCTATGTATAGCTTTAGAATATCTTTTGTTTTCTAAAGTGGCCCATTTATTTTTATAGAGAATAAGAAGATCAGGTATACCTTGAATATCACCCGAATCCAATTTTGTTACTATACATCCTGGAAACATTTCTTTCAATTCTTTTTTAAGATTTGACTGAAACTTGTTTTCTCTTTGCATAATAAACCTCCTTCAAAAATATTTATGCTATGTTTAAAAAATAAAAAGAGTATGAAATGTGGCGCTTTATACATCACCACTTAATACTCTCTCTTTCTCTCTCATAAAAGGCCATGTTTCTGTCGCGAATTATTTATTATCTGTATCTTTACTTATTTCTTTATCACCATTAACACAATTATGAATCTTTATTTTTAAATTAAATATATTATTTATAGAATTACTAAGAGAACATATTGAACCTGCTAATGCAAATCCAACAGACATTGCAAATATTAAAGCAATCCAA